AGCCGGGATACTAGACACACCCCCCGCTTTACAGCGGTTTTAGGTCTAGCTAGGTTTACGAACCTAGGGAAACGCCTACTCTGCTTTATTCATAACTCTTAAGGTCTCATTAACTGACGTAAAAGTTGGTTTTCATGCAACCTTGTCGAAGAAAGTAATAATCTTCTATCACGCCGGGAGGCACCAAAGGCTTGTTAAGCCTTGAGTCATGAGTATAGTGAACTAGCCACGATGGTCAGCATTCGGTCCCTCGTATCTAACAACCGCAATGGTTGGATGAGACGGGGCAACACCGAATCTCTTGATCCCCCATTGGGCCTCTTGCGAGACCCTCTGAGAGATTTCGAAATCGACTGCCTTCTGAAGCTTCTTCATCAACTCGAACTCCCTTTTGACCTCTTTTCTGCGTTTCCATGAAATGGAACACAGATCGGAAGTCCGAAGGAGATTAAAATTGACTCCACCTTCTGTCACCAGATTAGGGTTTAACCCCCAATCTATAGGGACATACCGGACGAAAAGGTTACGAAGTTCTCGAACTAGAGTGAACAGGTAAATCCAGAATCCAGGCGCTACCAAAATCGTTGGAATTGATAGTATTCCAGCAACCAGATTATAACCTTTAATCTTGAGTATAGGCCATTTCCACCATGTTTGGAGGAATAGCTTTAGCTCTTGAATAGGTTTATCTGCCTCAGACCGAGTCTCTTGTATAACTAGATTGGCGTAAGCCTCTCTAAATATAGGAAACCCGGTCCCAACTGGCTGCCCAGTTAGTTTCGAGAACCAAAGATCCGCGCAAGCGGTCACTTGGCTGAAACTAGCCTTAAGCAAGCCAGATGGTCCGAGGGTAGTTGCAATCATTAGGCTGATCAACGAAGGAGAGATCTTAGATCTCAACTTAGTTGCCAGCCCTATGAATCTATCTACACACTCAGGATAGTACAACCAAGAACGTTGGAACATCTGTAACAACATGACTGGCAGAAGGTAGATATTCCGTATCGTAGCCAAGAGCAATCCTGGCCCGAACGCGGAAATCTCCCCCCTTGTCCCTGAATACCAGCGTTTAGCAAACTCAAGGAGACCACTTTCAGACACAATTGATTTGTGTAGGGAAATGGAAACTCCGAGACCTCGCATAATCGCAAGATAGTGATCCGCAACGCCTTTATCAGCAATGACGATGTCATCGCCTA